TTTTGCATACTTCATTGAATTTTTTAACAATTTCATTGTCTACACTAAAACTTGTTGAAATTCTATGTACGCCTTTACTTCCACCTTTAAATCCTCCATGTAATTTTCCATGTTCACTCCTACTCATTATTCGTAGATTTTCAATCCTGTTGTCTGCATGATTAAGATTTATATGATGTACTACTTCGTCAATGCCTAACTTTCTGCCAATTTTATCTTCCATTAAATATCTATAATAAGAAATATAAGAACTGTTACTAAAAGCACAATGTTTATCCCTCATTTACAACCTCCTTATTTTCTTTCAACGTTGATTCTAAATATTTTTCTAATACCATAAGTATTTCACTATTTAAAGACCGTTTATGCTTCTTGGCTATTATTTTTAAATCGTATTTACTTGCATCAGACATACCTCTTAATAAAAACTCTGCCATGTCATCACCTCCTTACTTATATTATAACACATAATTGATATCATAATCAACCCTATTTAAAAAATAAATTTCCAAATTTAAGGATAAATGTACCTTAATATATGCTATAATATAAGTATCATGGTAGAGAGTTATAATTTATGTAGAAAACAACTATACTAATATAGAGGATAGAACAGGTAGCTATCACCACACAGAAATGTGTTAGGAAATGTGGACAGACCGACCACCTATATTAAAAAGCAACTATATTATGTAGGTATAGTTGCTTTTTTAATGTTATAATATAAGTAATCATTCAACTCATTTGTGTTACTATATTATTTTCAATTGTTTTGTTGTTCTAAATGCTTTCTAACCTTATCTAATTCAAATACTTCAATACCATAGTCCCTAAACATTTCTATAGTTCCTTTGTTTATATCATCTATGCCTTTATATTTAAACTGTATTGTTGCAATATTATCAATAAAAGAAGTTTCTTTTGAAATCAATAAATATTCAAACCCTTGATCTACAGTTTCTTTTATTATTTTTTCCTGTTCTTCTATATAATCACTAATTATCTTATCGGTATATTCTTTTAACATATCTTTCATAATATCCCCCTTCAATTTTAATAATAGGATTATTCCTTTGCTTTATATATATCTTTATTTTCTTTGTTTAAAATATTGTAATGACTATATCGTACACATTCTTTACATTTATTAGAGTTTTTACACTCCTGAGTTTTTGCACATAAAATAGGAATTGTGTAACTTGACATTCGTTTACCTCCTTTTACTTCATCATGTAATCAAACCACGACATACATCCTATTTTAAACACCCCACACAACCCCTAACAAACTTTCAGTATGAGGGTAATCCGATACTCCCACGCCTAAAGGCATGGGGTTCTTAAATACATTATCTTCTCCTATACTCTCATTTATATAAAAACTATAAATTACAACATATAAGAACTAAATAACTTCTCTAAGACTTTTACTACCAATTATCCCAATGGATAAATTAACGATAGTTTAAAGGCTCATATCAAAACCTTATTATTTTTTTATATTCCCATGCTTGATATTTTGTAATTGTATTGTTTAATGTTTGTGTTGCTCTAATGCTATAATACAAGCTATTTTCCATAAAGCTTTTAATAAATCTAATCCAAAATTTTCAAAAGGCGAATATTTATAATGTGATATTCCATCATTATCAAGCGAATTCAAATATATTGAAACCTCTTCTGTGTAATAGTCTATTTCAATTTTGCATTCTGTTTTGTCCTCAATAAACCTAATAAGTTGGTTTATTTGTAATAACGGAGTCACCTTTGTTTTATCTAAGTTAGTCCTATATTGACCCATACATAACACTGGCACAACAACACCTACAATACTAATTCTGTCATAAACTAAATCCCCTATTTGAGGTTTCCACCATTCCATAAAAACCTCTTGCACCTCTTTGTTTTGTTTTAAAAATTCCTCTATTAATATAAAATTCATAATATCCCCCTTTTTTTTAATGTTATAAGCTATTTGCATACTTTTTTCTTTTTATTATCTTTAATTTTTATATCCTTTTGTTTATTTTTTAATTCATTAATGAGTTTTGGAAAATTAACAAGTTCTAATATTAATATTCTACCTCCCCGAATAATCTAAATCTGCTATAACTTGTATTCCCAAATCACAAAATAATTTAATAGTACCTGTGCGACCATTACGTTGTTTCCCGACTATAACTTCTAATATATTTCTATCTTCGCTTTCGGGATCATAATACGAATCTCTATATAAAAACATTATTAAATCAGCATCTTGTTCTACAGAACCTGATTCACGCAAATCTGATAACATAGGATGTTTATCTTGTCTAGCTTCTACACCCCTATTTAACTGACTTAATAATATTACGCAAATATCTAATTCTTTAGCCATAATCTTCGCCTGTCTTGTTATTTCGCTTATAGTAGCATTTCTATTTCCTATATTTTTCCCTACTTCTTCTATTAATCCAATGTGATCTATTATTATACAATCTAATCCATTCTGCATTTTTAACCTTTTTGCTTTTGCCTTTATATCATAGATTGTTTGTGTGGGATTACTGTCTATCCATAGCTTGCGTGTAGAGAGATTTGAAGCACCTAGAGTAATATTAGACCAATCTTTATCTTCGAACGCTCCTCGCCTTAATTTAACCCCATTCATCATGCTTCTACTAGCTAACATTCTTACACCTAATGCTTCGTCGCTCATTTCTAATTCAAATATAGCCACTTTATTATTTTTAGAAAGTCCATCAGCTATTGTTGTAGCAAAAAGAGTTTTTCCCATTGAAGGTCTTGCAGCTATTACAACAACGTCCTTTTTTATAAATCCATCAGTAGCGTTATCGATTGAACTTATGCCACATGGCATACCTATTATATTACCGCCATTTTTAAAGTTTTCTTCAATGAAATCTAATGTTTTAGCCATTACTTCACTTGCGGTAGAAATCTTACTTCTTTGAGTATCTACACATAACATAGAATTAGTAAATTCATTTATAATATCTTTACTTTCCATATCGTTGTAGACTTTTTCTACTGCTAAAGTACATTGCTTTATAACTTGCCTTTTATTGCTTAATTCCTTTAATATTTCACAGTGATTTTTGATATTTGAACCCATTGCACTAGAAGTTAATGCAGAAAGGTACGTAATACCTCCTATGCTTTCTATGACAGGCTTTAATTCCATACTTAGTGTTATCATATCTACATTTTTATTGTTTCTGTAAAGGCTCTCTATGGCTTTAAAAATGTATCTATGCTTTGTTTTATAAAAATCATCTGCTTTCAATATTTCCATAGCATCTAAGATTTTGTTGTTATCTATCATTATCGATCCTAATATTTCTGCTTCTAATTCGCCATTATAAGGCAATGCTTTTATATTATTCATTTTCAATCCCCCATTGGATTGCCGAATGGCTTATATTTACTAGAGGATGTGGTTTGTTGTTTTTTTTCTTCTCTAAGTGCAAATACTCCTTGCCAACAACCTTTTATACTATTATCTAAAATTTCTATTTTTTCAGCCTTTATACATGACAATTCTGATAAATCTTTTAATATCATATCAAGTGCATGGTCTGTAAGAGGTTTTTTAATTGCTTTTCTCATTTTTATAAACTCAATTATTGTTTCCTTTATTTCTTGTTCTTTGGTAAATTTATCAATTATGCAATCATACCCTTTTTGCTTTGTTGTTATATTCTTTATAGAATTATCTAAACAAGAAGTATCTTTGTTATCTAAATTTTGGACAACCCCTATATTATTTTTGGATAAGGGGGTATCTAAATTTTGGATAGGGTCATAATCTTGTAATCTATCTAATTCAACTGTAGGAGATATAAAAGCAAACGTACCTTTTTTATTATTTCTACGATTTTCTAATTTTCTTATAATCAAACCTTTTTCCTCATAACTTTTTATTTTAGACATCAAATTACTTTTACTTCCTATAATTGGTATTTGACTTAAAAAATATGTGTAATTAACCCACATACATCTAGTACCATCAAAATCTTTAAACTCCATACTAGCTGATGAAAACATATCTTTAATTAATCTTAAAATCAAAGCATCATCTGTTTTAAAACCATTTTCAAGTAATTTTGATTGTTGAAATCCTAAAATCGAATGTTTCATTTATACAACACCTCTTTTAGACATATACATATCTATATATTTAAAAGTTTCTCTAGCACACAGATAACTATGATCATAAATTTCACTACCCGAAAACCTTATAATTGGATAACCATTTAAAGCCATATTTCTATTTCTCATATTATCACGTTCTACCTGTTTTTTAGTTTTTTGATGAAAGTCGTGTCCATCACATTCAACTACAAAATCAACTAAATCATGAGTATTTGTGTTATGAGCAACTATTACAAAATCTGCTCTATATATATTGTCACCACATTTTATATTTTCTTGTTTCAAAATTTCCATAATTTCAATATTAAATTCATTCCCACGTAACCAACATTTATCTAAAGCCATAGACATCATCATTTCTATTGGGCTTTCACATTCAGCTACATTACATAATAACTGAAATTTAAAATCTCTAACTTCATTTTCAATATATTCTTGAATAGATGTTGGTAATTCGCCTATTACTTTTTGCATTTCTAAATCGTAAACCATGTCCTCTGTAACTTTTTTAAATTCCATTTTATTAATTCCTCCTAAATATTTTTATTTAGAAGACATTGCCATGTATTATTTTTAGAAAGTAGTGTATACTATAAATAAGATAATTTTATAAATACACAACCTAATACTGAAATATCTTCCATTAGCAGATAACTACATCTGCTATTTTTCTTTTTTTGTAACTTGTGGTATATCATTAGTATAATACCTCTTTCCGTTAAAGTATATAACTTTCAGTTAAAATATTATTTGTATTATCTAATTGAAAATTACTATCATACTTGGAAAAGGAGCGGAATTTTTGCATTTTCCAAATTTTAACCTACCTTTTAAAAATCTTATTGTTGCTATATTATAAATGTATTTATGAAAATATATAGTGTCCGTTCGTGCCGGTATAAGCATTACAACCTTTGTATTAGGCTTCAAGCTTTCCTCATAGCACTTTTGTACCCATCCTCTTAAAACTCTGCCATATGGAGGATTACAAAACGCTGTATATCCTTGCCAATCTTGTTTTAATCCATCATCATCAATAGTAAAATGTTTTTCACACTTATAGTTTTCATTTGTAGAACATGGATCAAGTGTGAAGTTAAATTCTTTATTTAAATTATCATAGAATTTTTGAGGTGTACTCCACAAATCCGTCTTACTGCTGAACATTAAATCAGTATTCATTTATTTTTTATCCTCCTTTTCAATGATTATTTTGCCACCCTTAATAGATATATTTACATTGTCACCTAACTTAATACCAACTTCTCTTAATTCTACCGTAAGCCTTACTATCAATGCTCCCCCAACCGTTCCAACTTTTCTTGTTATCATTTATAACACCACCTTTTCTATATTATATGCGTATCGTATCGAATTGTCAACAATTTATTTAAATAAGCAAAAAAAATAAACCCCTAGAAATATTCTAAGGGTATTTGTTATTTTATATTATTTACAAAGGTTTCTACTATATAATTTATAAGTTGGTTGCGGCTATAATGTTTTTCTTCACAAATGTGGTCTAGTCTATCAACTAACTCTAATTTCATAACTATATTAAAGGCTTTAGTTTCAATTTTCTTTTTAGTTTTAGTTGGTATTTTAAATATATCTTCTTTAGCTAGGCTAGTTTTGTTGGCTACTTTTTTAGTCTGTGTAGTTGGCTTATCTTCAATACTTACATATTGTCTAGTTGTGGAATTATATATATAACCATTTTTCTTAAATAAATCAGTTATTGTACTTTTGTTTAGTTTTAAATCTAAACTAATAGCACGTATGCTCTCACCATTTGATAGTCTGCTATTGATATTAATAACTTCTTCTATACTAAATTCCATGATACACCCCCATGTATATATTTATTAATAGTATACACCAAAAAAAATAAAACTACACCAGGAAATTAATCCTAATGTAGTCTAGTCTATAGTTTATCTTTATATCCTGTGCCTGTTGATGGATTGCTTAATATACCGGCTAATACGAGTACACCGAGCAACGCTGAACATATTTCGTTATAGTTTTCGGGCAGTACATCAACTCCGAAGCCTTGTAATATCATAGGAATTAAAGCGAGCATAGACACCCAAAGTCCTTTATTTTTAAATTTATTCATTAATAAAACCCCCTATTTTATATCTATAAAGGATTCAAACCCTTTAGCTTTTAATTCTGCGATTCTGTCATTAGCGTTATTTCTGCTATTAAATGATCCTGTTATAACGCGATAAAAAGTGTTAACATCAATATCTTTGTCTGCTTCTTTGACAACTTCTTTCTCTACAAAAGGAACTTTTAAATACTCGCATATACCACGCGCTATAATCTCAGCTATTTTTTCTGTGTTATTCATTATTAAAGTAGCGTCGAGAGGATTATCATGGAAGGCAGTCTCTAAGTACGCAGCAACTGCGGTAGTATAATTCAATTCATATAAATTATCATTTTTTCTGCATCCTCGGTCCTTAGTAGGTGTAAAGGCTTCTAATCTCTTATATATAGCGTTAGATAGTTTAAAGCCATTATTACTCACATACATACTTTGAGTACCTCTAACGGTCTTATTAAACGCATTAGAGTGTATAGCAATATGCATATCACACTTTAACTTATTACTTTCTGCAACCGCTTGTTGAAAAGTCATGCTTTTGTGACTAATATATACGGTTTCGCCACATCTTTCTAAAATATCTTTTAATGCTTCGCCTACTTTATGCATTTCATCTTGTTCAGTTCCGTAGTTCCCAAATCCGATATTATGATTTTGGTTTGATGGACTTAAATATATATTACTCATGTTCTTTCCTCCTTATTTTGTGATTAAGTACATTAGTGCAGCGGTTATAACTACTGTTATAGTGGTGTTTATAACTTGTTCCCATCTTTTATTAGGTTTGTCTGTTATGCCTTTTAGAATTGATGATAAAGAAGCCAAACTATCAAATATTTGTTTAACATATAATTTAGTTTCTATGTGTGATTCTTTTAAAAGTGTCATATCCCTAGAATGTTCTTTAATATCATTTTTCAATTCGACTATTTCTCCTTTTAAATAATTTATAGTATCTGTCATTGTGCAATTACAATTATCGTCCATTTGTAAAATTCCTCCTGTTGTTTAATTCATCAAAGATGGTATTATAAATTTATTCTCTATTTTTTTTAGTGGAATATATTTGCACTAGCGATATTAACGTATCTTTGCTAGTGCATTTTATTTCGTATTAAAAAAGCTCTAGTTTTTACACTAAAGCTTAATTTTATCTATGTGTTTTTAATTTGTAGTTTTTTCATCCTTTATTCCCTGTATATATTAAAGGTTTTTACATATTTTTGTAGAATACTACCACCAAAAGGAGGTGATAATATGTCAATGACTAAAATTTATTCAGATTATTGTCCTGAACTTAAAAATCAGAATTATTTATCTGTAGAATATGCACCAGTAAATATGTGTGGTGACCCTAAAACGTATTATAAATGTGTTGGTTATAAATGCGAACATCAAACCTTTAATGGATGCCAAACTGCAAATACAGAGAATGAATGCCCACTTTTTGCAAAAGTGCCTAGATCTTTTTAATTAATGCAGAGAATCTAACACCAGTCAACTTTGTAAGCTCTTCTGTTTTTGAATAGAAATCAAAGTCACATTTTTTTAAGTATTTACATGTTTCACAAGGCTTTGAAAAGTTTGTTATTGATTCATTTTTAACATCTTCAATTAAGCTTTGTAGATGCCATGCCATACAATATAAGTTTTTGGGTTGCTCTTGAACCGGTACTTCAGGGGCAACCTCTTTTTTATTTTCTTCCATCTTTTTCACCTCACTTTTCATATTTTTTTTGGTATTTTTAGATATAACAAAGAGGCTAGTTTTCTAACCTTTTGTGTCGCCATATTTTCCTATTGTCTTATTCTGTATCAAGAGTATACACATCTACAAATCTATAATCATAAAGTTCGTATTTATTAAATATTGAAACGTATTTGTACCCCAATATGCTTTTGTTGTAATATTGACCTCTATCAACAAAAAATGACATATCTTTAATAAATATTAACCCAACCAGTACTATAATAAAAGATAATCCGGCGAATTTATTTAAGTTGAATTTCATGTTTCTAACAAGATTTGGCATTAAGATTATTTCTAAAATAGTAAAATACTCTAATATTCTAGATAAAATTTGAACATTAGAAGCCGATATGAATATGACACTACCAATAAAATAGGTGTATATCTGGAACTTATCAAATTCACTAACATCTTTGCTTGGAATACTTTTATATAATGTATAAATCAATGCGAGTGAAATAATCCTTAATGCTATGGCGAATGGGTTGTATGATGATGCTTCATATAATGTAGACATTCCTAAAAATCTACCAATTTTAAGAATTAATTGGCTAGCATTTGAAAAACATATCAGTAATGACAACATCAATAATAAAAAATTGAATACCTTATTATTGAATGCTTTTTTATAAACTAACTTAATAAATGGGATTATCAATGTCACCACTGCTGAACTATGAAAAGTCATAGCTATTAATATTAGAATTACATATTTAAGTGTTTGTCCCTCTTTTAGGTATTTGTAATAAGCTGTAAAAAAATATAACTATTGCAATACCTTGTCTTAATGCACTGTTTACATAAATCGAATAATAAACTGAAAAGAAAATTAACAAAGACATTATTTTAAATTTAGAATTTTTATTTATAACTCTTAAGTACATAAACATAATCATTAAACTAATTCCAGCGATAAATACCTCGTAATTTAATTTAAAATATTTAAAAACACCCATTATTATTCTAAATCCTACATCTACATGTGATTGATTGCTAATTGCATCTTTGATTGTGCTTGGGTTAAGAGTATAATGAACTAAATAGCTGAAATAATCCATACCAAAACCGAATCTAAACATACTTAATAAAGTAAGTCCAATACCGAAAATGATGAATATAAATGTGTTATTCTTGATGCTTAAAAAACTGTAAAAACACACAAGTGACATACTTATGAAAATAATAATATATAGCATAGAATACCCCCTAAAATTAATCAATATAATTGTACCACATATTACTAATGATGTTAAATTATTTGAGTTTTTTATCCTTTAATGGAGTTGAATTTGAGGCACTGCAAATAGTGATATTCACAGTGCGTTAAACAATTACCATATCGCCAACGTTTGTACCCATTTTTACTGAATAATGATCTTATTGCGTCTTAACTACAGTTAAATCTACAGTAGCAACCCATCTAACATTTTGGCTTACATCACCTTTTGCTTTTAGTTGTAAACTTTGAGTAGGAGTATAAGCACCTGCTAAAAAATCCCATGTAGCACTATCAGCATAGACTTTTGTAACTGTATTACCTTTGACTACAACATCACCAGCACTTCTTGTTATTAATCCTTGTGCCACCCACATGCCTTGTTGTGTATCATCTTCATTCATAGCAACGCAATTTATTTTATAAGCTACAGTAGTGTGCAATGGTATTATCAAGTCTGTTAAATTAGTAGTAATAGGTATATAAGTAGATGTTGTACTTCTACCTTTGCAAGTTAATTTACTTGATTTTGCATCACCGGCTACGGTAAATTTACCACTTGCTAACACGTCCTCTGCCACCCAATCTGTACTGCCTTCTTTTCCATGCACTCTAGCATAATTTTTACTAACATTATTTGATTGACCACTAGCGAGTGCCTTATCACCACTTACAATATTAAATATTCCACCGCTAATATTCGAATAAAAACCACTTACGATATTATCGGTTCCACCACTAACATTTGAATAATTACCACTTACAGAGTTCCTTTCGCCACTTATAATGTTTCCCCCACGACTATTTACATTATTTGAGTTACCCCCAACAATAGCAGAATACACACCATTTACAATATTACTACGACCTCCAAGAATTACAGAGTATTCTGTTAAAGCTTGAATAACATTACTTAAACCACCAAAAATTGAACTATATTCACTGTTAACAACGTTGCTTAAACCACCTATAACATTTGAACAATTAGCAATTGCTCTATTTGTTATATCACCAAATGCAATTGACTTCTGACCATTCACAAAACTTTCAATATTTAAATTATTATATTCTTGACACCCTTCTGGTTTTTCCCATGTAGTAGGTGATGCAAAAGTTACTAGAGCAATCAAACCTGTCGTATCACCCATCATAATATTATCGTGAATTGTACCATTTTTCGAATGTCTCCAACAAGTAAACATTTGTCTAGCGCTTACCATATTATATACATTGCCATATATATTGTAACTTTCTAAGCCATGATTAAGTTCAACAAGTACACCAGTATTCATAGAACTATTACCATAAAACGAAAGATTCTTAACTTTTCCCCTATGTTCAGGAAAACCAAAAATATGACCAACACTACAACTATTAATTTTAGTGTTTTTTACAATTATACCGTCAACATCATAAGTAGTTCCACCTGTGGTAGTACCATCTAAGTTATATATTCCAGTGTGTTCACCATACATCTGTATTGGTCTTGCACCATTAATCATTGTTATTTCTTCTGCTTTAATATTGCTTACTCTACCATTTACTAATATGCAACTTGGTAAAGTTTTAGTGTATTCATTGTGTGCAAATTGATTAGCCATATTTAAATCTATTGTTCCTTTTCCACTGATAGTAACACTATCAATATAGGCTTCTTGCAACCCCATTCCAACTCTAATACCATAAAAAGGATTGACACCATAACAAGGCATCCAAAGTGAGTCTAAATTATGTCCTGTAACTGCACCAAATTGTATTGTTATACCTTTTTCTAATACTTGAACCCCACCAGTTATAGGAACATTTATTGCTTGCCAAGTTGTAAAACCACCATTCCAAAATCTAGTCCATTTGAAAGTATCAACTCCACCAACACTATCTATTTGTATACCATATACACTTGCGATTGTGTTGTCATACGTTCCACCTACAGTCAAATCATCTAGCGTAATAACAACATTACTAAAGTTTTTAATTATTTCTGCGGTAATGTTAAAAGTAGTTGAATTGTCAGCTACTTTTAATACTGCACCTAATGCTATTTCAATAGTAGATTTTTTATTTGCGTAGAGTATTGCTCCATTATTAATAGGATTATGAATATGTTCACCCTTTACAAATACAAATTTATCTCCAATAGCACCAGCATTATAAATTGTTTGTGGATTATCTGTTGTATTTATATAATGTGTTTGTTGAACAATATCAGCCAATGATGCAACAACACTTGCATCATCATAAACTTTAGTTTCAGTTCCATCAATCTTAATATTTCCATTTGTAGCAGAGCTTACAACTAAACTTCCAGTGCCAGCTTGCGCAATTAATATCCACTTTGTAATATCTGTAGGTAGGACTCCTATACAAGCAACAATATTTTGATAAGTACTACCCGCATAGGTAACTTTATTGAGCGGGATATAACTATGTGCATTGTCATAAACCTCTAATAACTTAAAAGCTGTGTTATTATTTTGCCTGATGGTTTCATTCGTTAATCTAGTACCTTCAGCAGTCGCTCTAGTACCTTCAGCAGTTACTCGACTTCCCTCACTTGTGACCCTCGCACTCTCTGCGGTTACTCTATTTCCCTCACTTGTAACTCTAGCACTTTCAGTTGTTACCCTAGATACTTCATTTGCTAGTCTTATTACCTCTTGCTCTTGAATTGCTCCACCTATTGCAATATCATTATCTAAATCTGTTTTAAGGACATTACCTATAGTAATATCACTTTTTAATGCTACATCTAGGGCATTGCCTGTAGTTATATCACCTTTCAATGCTGCATCTGTTATATCGCCTGTGGTTATATCACCTTTTAATTCAGCATCTAAGATATTACCAGTTGAAATATCTGCTTTTAAAGTTGTATCTAAGGCATCACCTGTAACAATATTGTTCTGTAAATCTACATTTAATGCTTCAACTGTTGGGATACTTAGTACCGCATCATTAACCGCATTAAGTGCATTCGTTAAGGCAGTAAACTCGCTGGTACTCTCTATAGCTAAATCATCCCTCACGTTTTCATTTACTGTAAAATTAAAAGTAACACTAGTTAGAATCTCACCAGCATCGCCATATATTGTAATTTCACTCGCAACAGGTCCAGCATAACTTAATGCTTGAGTAGTTAATAGACGACTTATTTTACCAGTTAAAACATCATCTAACGTGCAATCCAAAAATACTTTTGTATCGTCTGCTTTTTGAAAATATATTCTTGAAGTTGTGCCTGTTAAATCATATGTGAGTGAATTGTTGAAAATATTAATTACAAATTTATGACTATCAGTATCATTTTTTTTAATAACGATAGATTTATTCATATTTATTTTATTTGCTAAATCTATGTTGATAACATGATCTATAGGGTTTATCATTTATAACCACCTCCATTTTTAAATTAAAAAAGCAACCCTATTGAGTTGCTTCGTTTTTTTGTAATACCTCTGTAACACTTTTCTGATATTTTTCTCTTTCCTTATTTACTATCTGTGATGTTTCCATGTCTATTCGTTGTTTTATATCAACTAAAATAAGCTGCAATATTGTTGCGGGTAATTTAGCATTTACCATTTCCTTAAATATACTTTCTTTTGCATCTTCTATCTTTAAATTTATACTTCTTTCCACTGCCATTTTATATTCCTCCTATTAAAGTTGTTTACTTGTTCCATCCTTAGCATATACCCATGTGCCTGTATCTCTTATGTCTAAATAAGAACCTGCATTTGCGTGTAAAATTAATCTGTTTGTCAAACATTCTAAATAGCAACCGTTTGGTAAATATATATATTGACCATCTGGTTGAATTGCACCACCATAGTTATTATCAACCCAATTTTCTGTTGCTATATCATCATAATTTATTTTTCCACCAATTTCAGTTAAATAACTTCTAACACTACCAACACTATTTAATACAAATATTCCTGCTCCAGATGTACCATCAGCATACAATGCAATTTTTACATCATCTGCACTATCTGATAAATTAATTATTCCTGCATCGTATGAACTATCAATTCCGATGCCAACTCGTTTAGATGCTAAACTATCATTATATAAACCAATTGTTCCGCCAACATTATCACCACCTCCAGTTTCAGAACCGATGCGCACATTTGGATTACCATTCATATCATTTATATCTAATATTCCACCATTAGCATCTACTGTAAATTCTGCGAATATTGTTGCACCACTAACTTGTTGAATTGCTGTACCTTGTAATAGTCCACCAAATATATTTGGAGAAATAATACTTGTACCACTTCCTAAAGTTAAGCTTACACCATCATATATAATTCCATCGTCAGCAAAGTTGAATGTTCCATCCGTCATATTTATTTCAGTTTCACCATTTATTGATTGTAATAATCCGGTTTTAATTAAGTTAGCATTTAATATGCCAGTGGTTATATAATCAGCCACAATAGAGCCATCTTGTGTAATTGCAGTATCATACGGACCGTTTATGCCGGTGCTACTATGCCCAAAGCCTCCCATATTCCACCGCCATACATCTAATGCGGTGTTTACATCTGCCGTATCCATAATTAAGATTTCATAGGGCTTGCCTGCTTCATCTTGTCTTATAACTACATTGCCACCTTCAGACCCAGTTATTAACTTTGTGGCATTATCTATAGCCTTTTGATAATCTGATTTTACTTGGACTATATCTTTTTTAACTTCTTGAATTGAATTATTAATAGTTGTTGCTAAATTAGGTTTAAAACTTCCTAACTCGATTTTTTCAATTCTGTCTGTTAATATATTTTTAGTTATTTTTATTACTTTTGCTTTTAAATTTATGCCTAGTTTGCTATGCTTTATTGTTACTGTATCACCTAAATAAACTCTTTCTAATACTGCATAATTTTTATATTCTTCTGTGCATTTCAAAGAAATAAAGTTTATTTTGTAGTTAAATTGAGGAATATCTATTTTATTATTTGTCATGTATTCTTGTCCCGCAACTCTTAAAGGGTTCACTGCTTCATAATCACTTAATTCAATAACTTTGATTTTAGGGTGCGAAAAATTGTTAATATAAGGACTATCAATATATTTTTCTGTTAATAATAAACCATCTTTGCCTACTGGCATTAATCTAGTACATATACCATCTGTGTCTAAAGTTTCTTCTATCCCTTGAACATTCTTACCATAGCTAACTAAAACCCCTCTGTCTAATCCTCTAGCCCCTAATAATTTAATAGTGTAGTTATCTCTAACTAACTCGCCACCAATATTATTAATTAATCCATCAGTACCCATAATACTTTCAACTACATTTTTTCTAACGAACTGTGTATTTGCTAATATTGAAACATCACTCATTGAAGTGAAACTATGCGCATATTGAGTATTTGTGAGTATTGCATCTAAAGCACCAGCGCCGTTTATATTCGTCAATGTTATATCTTCTAAAAAATTATCAAGTAAATCATAATAGATATGCCTTAAATTCACCGAGATGGATGTTAGTTTCTTTACTTTATGATAAATACGATACAGTTGATCACCTATCTTGGCTATATTACCTTCTAAAAGATATTGCCATTTCCCTCGTTCATCAATTGGGTACTCAATCGTAGCTTCAAAAACTGAATTTAACTCTTCGGTTACTACGCAACTGATACAGTCTGAAAGCACTATTACTCCATTGTGTTCAAAATTTGTCTCTTTACTATTATAAATTGATATTATATTAATCACCTCATTTTTACTTGAAAAAAGAAGCCTAATTATAAGCTTCTTTAAATTTTATATATATCTAAAATTTGGAGTTATCTCAATTGAAGTTACTGAACCGGTGAAACTAATAGGGTTATTTCCTGGTATTAATTGACTAAACTCACCATTCATTTGATTATTTAATAGCTGAGTCCCTTTATATGCATCCATTAGGTCAGAATCTAAAGTCACATAATCAACAATATTAGTTAATGTAACAACTTTGCTATTAATAGTAAGTGTAATAGCCCCCGTGCCGAATATTTTTATAATAGGCAGACTAGTATTACCTGTACCATTATAAATAGTTCCCGTGTTTGTTAATGTTATTAATTCTTCGCCTATACTAAGTTTGTACGGTTGGACCTTAAACATCAAAGGAAATTCACCAAAAGTCTTTAACGATTGCGATATATCTATTTTATTAATTATTCTAGCTTGATATTTATAATCGGGATCCCAACTAAATATCAAATCACTAGATGTGTTCATTAACCATGCTTTAACTTCTTCAATTCTGCTTTCATCCATAATTGTACATTCAAGAGGGAGGATATAACTTTTCCTAGTTTTATAATCTATTGTTAGATTGCCATCCCTACCCGGTAATTCGTACTCATCTATATTGTTTTCGGGAACTACGCTAGGAGGGAGTTTGTTTATAATAATCCCAAAATCTTCGTATGAATCTTTGCTGTTATAAATAAAACTTGGAAACATCTAAGCCCCTCCTAATTCTTTCTTTTTAATGTAATAACTTAATTCTTCTGCTAATTCTTCAACGTCTTGTTTTCTTTCGTTTACAAATGTTTCAATAATTAAATTAAAGCCTTTGTCATTCCTTTTAGCCATATCCATACTTTTTTTATTATCATATATTTTAGTACCCTTTTGTAAACTCATAAGTTCCGGACCCTCTTCTCCTACCCATGTAAGACCGCCTTGGAAATTATTTGTTCCTCTTGCGTTGGCAACGGGTGGTCTTGCACCGCCATATGGTGAACCAGTATCGATGCCGCCAAATTGTGATGTAGAACCACTAGTTGTATATTCTGTATTAACGGTGGCATTTTTATCTTCTATTTCCGTTCCATTAAACCAATCAAGAGCATCTTGAACTCCCTCAATAACTGTTTTAATGCCACCGAATATTGCACTAAACAATTCAGCCACATCATCAAGACCCGGTTTAATAAAGTCATAAATGCCTTTTACAACTTCTATCACCATTGCTACTATGTCTATTACTAATTTTACCGCTACAACTATTAATGGGAATACTAGTTCAAAAATCGCTTGAATACCCGGCATTGCTTTTTTAACCGTATCCCATAGCCCTTCTATAATAGGCATTACACTATCCCTTATCACCTGTACTAAATGATCAAAGCTTGGTTTTATATAATCATAAGCTTTCATAACTGCATCTTTTATAGCTGGGAAATTCTTAAAGAACCATTCAGCCATTGCTTTATAAATAGGGATAACTATATTTGTAATGTAATCACCTACAAGTTTAAATACACCTTTGATTATATCAAACGCAATTTTAACTGCCTCTTTTATTTGTGGCATATATGGTTTAATCCATTCCCAAAATTTCTTAAATGCTGGGATTAATACATCTTTTATTATATTACCAACCGAAGTGAACACATCACCTACAACTTGCATAGCGCCATCTATAAACTTTTGAATTTCCGGCATATGTTCAATAACCCACTCTAAAAAATCGTTAAATATAGGCAATAGTTTTTCTCCTAAAGTTATCATTATAACATCAAAAGAAGCCTTCATTTTTTTCATCATTGCATCTGTTGTAGCTTGTTGAATTTTAAATGCTTCATTGGTCGCTCCAGCTGCTTTTGCCATTGCTTTGGTTTTCTCTGTGAATTCATCTGATTGCGAGCCTGTTAATGCTAATACTGCGGTTCCAGCTTCAACGCTACCAAACATATTAACGAGTTCTGTGTCGCTTCCTCCAGCTGCTTTTTTTAAACCTTTTAATGCTCCATCAAGACCAAGACTTTCAATTGCTGCATCCCCTGTTTTAAATCCCATAGTTTCTAATGCTTTTGACATGCTGTCTGTCGGCTTCATAAATCCTTGTATAACTCCACGAAGTTGAGTACTAACTTCAGCGGTGTCTCCAGTAACACCAGTTAATGTAGCCATACTTCCAAAAAGTTCCTCTTGTTTAACATTCATAGCACCAGCTAAAGGGATTACCTTACCCATACTTGAGGCAAGTTCTGGGAATGTTGTTTGACCCAATCTTACTGTTTCAAATGCCAAATCCGAAGCTTTTTGTGTTGCTTCTACGCTAGTATCACCGTAACCTTTAGTAACCGCGGATAATAGATTAACGGAATCTGTTACAGTAGCATTACCAGCATCAGCACCCTTTGCTGATATTTCTAATATCTTCATGGCATCATCTGTCTCACCGAATGCACTAACAACTTGGTACAAACCATCAGTTAATAATTTAGTACTCGTGCCTGTTTTGACCGACATTTTTTTAACTTCGTCACCCATGCCTTTAATTTTGGCTTTAACGTCTCCATCTAAGAGAGTAGCAACGTTAGCCATTTGTTTTTCGTAGGATACTGCTGCATTAAGCGCTATACCACCAATTGCTGCGGCTGCTGTTCCCGCTGCAAGCACCATTGCACCGCCCCATTTTGCAGCGGTTTTTATTCCATTTCCAAGCGCACCATCAGCACGTCTTGCACTACCTTCAATTTCTCCTAAACTTCTACTCGCCCCGTTATCCCTTAAAAATATCTCTCCAAACAACTCAAATGCTCTCATTCTTTCTTTGCACCTCCCATAGAGGATAAAATTTTATCTACTTTGTTTTGAATTTCTTCTTTAGTTTCGCTTTTAACTTTTGTTTCTGTTTTATTGAAATAATCTTCAAAACTTACATAAGGAATTTCACCAGACTTCATAAACTTATAATCAACTAAATATTGTCCATAAGCTTTTGCGCTTTGTTCCTTTTCATTTGCTTTTAAAACTAATTTAATTACTGTCCTTAATTTTTGTCTACATATATAAGAGTAGTCGAAGCTATGAACTAAAATAATAATGTTTTCCCATTCCAATTCATAGGCTAAATAAAAAGTTCTTTTATATCCTCGTCATTTAGTAAAGTTTTTAATGCTAATATAGACTTAACTAAGCCTTGTTCTTTAACAATTTCAATATCTATATCTTGAACTATAGAAACAATCTCAAATATTTCTTCATTGATTGATTTTGCGTTTTGAAATACTAATATAAAGACAGTATCAAGAAGCACATCAAGTCCAATCTTCTTTGCCATTTCCTCCTTACTCAATCCCTCGTGTTTTGCAACTGCTTTCTGTGCCTGTGATTTCATATATTCTTTAACTTCTAATTTCTCATAAATGCTACCTATTAGTGGCAGTAAATCAATCGCTTTTTCTGTACTTAACATAAATACCTCCTAAAATTAAAGAGAGCCATAAGGCTCCCTATTTTTTTATACTGTTGTGAAATTTATTATATTGTTTTGCACTAGCGAATTTCCACTTATATCTTTTATATTAGTTGTAGCAAGCGCTGTATACTCAGTAGCTGTTATTAAATCTGTTATCGGTGTAAATGTAACTGTGAGCTTGTCGAATGACTGTGTTAATGCTCCAGCCACTGGAACTCCCGCTTCTAATAATAAGAAGTTTGCACTACTTACGCTAACATTTGTAATAGCTTCACTAAACGTCCATATTATAGCCGAATTCAATGCAACCGTTGTTTCTAAATCAGCCGGAACTACTGTAACTGTAGGTGGTTCCGTATCACCGGTAATTTTAGGATTATAAATAGTAAATGGTACTACTCCTTGTGTTGTTGGGCCATAATGTCCCGTAAATAGTGCTTCCATTGTACCTTCGTTTTTGTCTTCACTCGCAAGCGTTAATCCTTGCAGATTGATAGCATTTGAAACTTGGATTATAATAGGTGAAGCAGATCCACTTATAGTACCTATATAAGTTATATTAGTAAGATAATCGGCATCCTCTATTTTATCTTTACCCGTTACGATATCGTATGTTGCTTCCGTAGCACTATCCACCGAAGATGCACCTAATAGTGCTTGAAAGTTTGCAGTAGTCATTTCTAACATTGTGCCTTTTAAGGTTACCACCCAATTATCGATACGATTAAATCCAGCGGTATTTTCTTTAATTCCATCTGCTACAATTGCTCTAACTGTTGGAATAGCTGCGAACTCTCCGCCACCTCTTGTAAGTCCTAAAAGTTTAGCAGCTGCGGTTGCTACTGTATCTGTTGCCATGTCAAAGTTTTTATAAAATGCGCCCGAATCCAACATAAAATGTTTAGGTGATTCTGCGGTATATCCGTTCATTTTAACCCCTCCTGTATAATTTAATATTGTATCTTAATCTACGTCTATCTATTATTGGATCTTCATCCGGTATATTTAATTTATAAGGATTATCCCTATATATTTTGCATTGGAAATTAGCATCTAAATTTGATAACCTGTTTAGTTTTTTATCTACATTATCTGTAATAGTTTCTAATTCCACTATATCGCCCGTATTGGTCCATACGTCTACTTCTAATACTGTGTCCTCTCTAACTTCTACTTCGCTTGTATTGGGCATGCGATAAACTACATAAGGATATTCTGTGCCTTGTGGTGCTTTCTCAAAATAAGTCTTGGTATAAACTGATTGTATCTGCTCGTATATAAAAGTAAGTAAGTCCATCATGTTAATCACCCACTCCATGTAATTCTCTTTCTGTGATTCCTTTAATTTCGTCTATGTTTTCTTCTACTGAACCTGTTAACACCCTCTGTGCATCCTGTTTACTCGTTCCGAACTCCACAAAGGCGGCATATTCAGTATTGTTTGCAACGATAACACTCTTTTCTTGCACCTCATGCTCCCACGAACTTTTAAGCCTGCCGCTTACAACCGGACTTCTCGAAACTGCTTCACCATCAACATATAAGCCTATTTTTTCTAGTGCCCTTTGCTCTGCTCTTTCCATTTCAGCCATCACTTCTCTGCGGTTACTTCTAAATGTCATTCTATCAACTCCAAATCAACTTGATAAAATTCTCTTTTGTTATCAATTAATTTAACATCATACAAATGACTATTATAAGAAATTCTATCCTTTTCTTTTATGTCGGTTATAAAAAAATAAAGTCTATGAGTAGAATATACCGTGACTTTATCTGCGCTTACTCTTTCACCACCGTTTAAAGTCCGTATATAGCCCTCTGTGTCCTCTAAATCATTCCATGCCATAATTGTATTGCCGAACGTTCCAAGTGTTGCAGTAAGTCTGCTAATCGTTAATGGCTCAAAGTATTCTACAAATTCTTCTATCATACAAACTTCACCAACGCTCTAGGTAACAAAGCCATAACATCAGCCGGTAAACCCATAGGTCCACTTGCACCACTTGAAATATAAGAAATACTTAAATCTCCTATTTTCTTACTAGCTATGCCACTTTTAACACCATCTAAATATTGAATACCTCTAGCAATAAATAACTGTACACCACCCGGAATAGTTACGCTAAAATCTCTATTAGTTTTATCCTCTGCTACTCCTAAGAGAATAGGTATCATAGCTTCATAATAAACATCTTTACTTACATTTAATATATCTATATTAAGCAATGTTTTAACATCTTCAGCGGTCATGTTTTCCCTCCTATAAAAAAGAGAGGGGAATTAACCCCTCCTTAATTAAACTATTTTGAATTTAAATTCAGCAAGTGCAATGTTTTTCATCTTTTTCTTTTTAGTCCAGTTTGTGGCTGCTTCAAGTTGTACATTCGTAGGTGAAACGGGTGCAGCAACAGGCTCATTCCATTCAACACCTAGTGGATGTAGTACGAATTGTTTTCTATTGATTAAAGCACTTTCTCCAAGTCCTTTAAGTGGTGCTCTATAAATTTCACTTGATACAATTCCCTCATTAGATTCTACGAATCCCATTGCGCCGCCACCAAACAAGTACATTGAACCTTTTTTAGTTCCATTGTCATACGGTACAGCATCATCCATAATTACTCTAGCGTTTAGTGGAGTATATACGCTTATAGTTCCATTACCATCACTAGCAGGAACTGTTGCGATTTGATCTTGTTTAAGCATATAAGCATATACTGCACTGTGTACACTAACCGCAGTTAATTTATCAGCTGCATCGCCTAATATAAATTTAGTATCTATTGCGCCGGATGAGTTAAACAATGCTAAGTCACCAACTAATGCGGATATATCATTAACATGGTCTGTCAGTGAAGCAAATACACCTTTACAAGTACTTAAAAGTATTTTAGTATATTCTGCTGCCCAATAATCAGCGTAAGCGTTTGCGATTCTATCCATTACATCGTCACCACTTAAAAGACTTGCTAATTGATTTTCACCAAACGCTTTTACTCTTAATTGACGTCTTGCAGTATCTTCACTTGTAGTAATTCCACCTAATCCCATGTCTGCTGTTTCAGATGGGATTTCTGAATTACCTGTTAATGCTTTTGTAAAAGGCATGATTATTGATTTACCACCCATTGAAAGTAGTTTTGCTAATTGTGGATTAGCCACCATTATTCCGCTCGCAAAGAATGCGTTTTTATCTGTTGCCATTTCTGCCACGTATGCGTCGAAATTCTCCGGTACTATCATGTTTGTTAAAGTTGTTAAAGCCATTTATAATTCCTCCTCTATTTCGCTGCTGCTCTTAATTGAGCCGCTAACGTCGGATCATTCTTTTCTAAAATTCCTTGTTGTGTAAGTGAATATGATTCTTTCTTATATGGATTGACAGTGCTACCGCCACCATTTCCACCTTGTGGCTCTCTGCCACCTTGTTTAAATCGTTCTTCTACTGCTGCCTTTACTGCATTAGTAAACTCTGTTTCTAGTTTTGATATATTGCCTGTTGTTTTTTCTACATCATCAGCAATAAAAAAATCGACTAAATTTAAAGGGAGTTTTTTCTCACTTGCAAGTTTATAAGCCTCTGATTTTAATTCTTTTAATACAGAATCTTTTTTAATGCCTTGAATTTCAAATTTTAACTTTTCTAACTCTATATCTTTTGGATCTTTATCCGGAAATCTTTTTTTAACTTCTCCATCAATAAGAGTTTCAAGGTTATTTTGTTTCCATGTTTCAATCCCTTTAGTAAAATAACTATCCTTTGAAGATTGCATCCACTTCTTAGCATCATCATCCGTATTTATAAACTCACTAACTCCATCAAGTGTAAGAGGTTTCTCAAACCCTTTAACGTAGTCTTGAACTTCTTCACTCTCTTTATTTGCTTCTAAATATTCTTTTATTTCTTTTATATCCATTTTTAACTCCTCCACCCTCCGCAGTTACTTTCGTCCCTGTGAGTGCTTACTTTATTATTAACCTTTTATCGTCTTGATAATTTTGGACGAAATAAAAAGCCTTATTTCTAAGACTTAATTAACCTGTTGATTCTATACGTTTTAAAACTGTTTTTGGTATACCGCTTTTAGTAGGATAGCTTTTACTTCTTGACCTGTGAGTTGTTGCAAAATATCCATCTTCATCCTTTGCGATAGTTACTCCATATTTTATGCCATCTTTTTTAATACTTCTTTGCAATACTTTTGTTATTTTTTTAGACATATATCCTCCCATAATAAAAACACCCTGTTAAGGATGCCTTAATAATTCTTTAATATCATAACCTTTGTACATACGTCTTGATTCTAACTCTATATAGTCCTTTGTAGCCTGTGTAGTATCCTTTTGATTGTATACGTGTACTAATATGTTAAATAGCTTTCGTGGTGCGGCAAGTCCTGTTAATTCAATATTCATTTTGTTCAGTAACTTTTGTTATTTTAAAAGGATTTTTCTCATATTCGATTATAAATTTTTTATTGCAAACATCACAGGATATTTCAGGAATAAAAGAGTTCTCAGGAAATTTTGCTTCTAACATACCTTTGTGACATATCGGACATACACAATCAAACCTAGTTATTGTTTTCATATAATCTAATGCCATACAATCACCCCTACCTATATTATACCATTATTTAATACCTTTTATATCTTTTACTTATTCTATTAGCTATAAAATCGCATACCTTTTCATCAGCTAAACATTTGTAAACTTCATCAACGGAATTTATACCTCGTTTTCTACATTTTTTAATAATACTATTATTTAATTTGTTAAATATAAATCTTAATATTTTAACTTTATAAATAATAAAATGCATATATTCATGTGCTATTACATTGTTTATATTTCTATTTGTTTTATTGCAGTTATATAAATAAACCTTAACTATATTCGGTTCAATAAATTCACCACAATAATTTGTTTCTGTTAAATCATATTCAATATTCATATTATCACCTACTATTAGTATATCCTATTTAATACCTTTAAGTGCTTCCCATTCCATATAATTCATTTGTGGAATTAATACAGTTTTATTGTTTTACATTTAAAAACACCCTATTTCTAAGGTGTTAATTCAACTTTTATATTTACATTTTTAGTTATAAACCTTATATACTCTGATACGGTCAAACCTAATTTAACCGCGTCTTCTGTTATTTTCTTATGTTCTTCTTTACTAAGTCTTATGTTTAAGGTAGCCATTATTAAACACCAAATATCGAATTTTCTTCTACACATTCTGGTGCTTTTATTTCTATGTGTATTTTATCAAGTAATACTGCTAACTGTTCTTTTTCTTCTAACATTTTATTAAATGTTTCTTTATCCATTGTAGCCACTTCATTATTAAGATTTTCTCTTGCTTCATATAAATTGTTGTATATAACTCTCAATTCTGTTTTATTAAATTCCATTTTTAATATCCCCTCTCATGTAGGTTATTTCCTAACCTCTAAGTATATTGTACTGCTAATCGCATTACATGTCAAGAGGTATTATAAATTTATTTTACGTAATATTTGCAGTCTTTATGCTCAAATTGTATTTCTTTAGGAATGTCTTTTTTATATACTTTACAAATAGAATTTTTAAACAGTTTGCAAGTAGTACATAGCGGTGTTTTTATACTAGCTTCACCTTTCTCATATTGGTATTTACTCATAAAAAACCTCCCCTATTAACTTAATATAACCCTTCATTTGTTTCTCGCCTGTTGGTACTAATTTTTGTTCGTAGTCTTGACCAAATATCGATTCCTCTCCTATTGGTTTAGTTAAATCATCTACTTGTTTCATTTTATCAGTAGCTACTTTGCGAGTATCTTCAACGCTAGTTATTCTTATTCTTGAATTATTTATTAAAAGAATTTCATCTTCATTGTTTAATGAGTATTCCCCTAATTCTAATCCATGGTAGCCTTTAGGTACTTTGATTTCTAAGAGTACATCATCGCCCCTTAGTCTTTTGCCATTTTCCATAAAATTATGTGAAGCAACGTCTATATTTTTACTTGTACTCATGAATGCTTTGTCTGATATTTCAGCACCTATTAAACGAGTTGGATCTTGTTTTACTATATTGCTATATTGCCCTAGTGCTTTTGATGACATACCCCTATAAACTTGTGTTTCCTTTGCTAATTCTGTTTTCTTTAAAATATTTTCTAATCTAGGAACATAAACCGCGGCGGATTCATCTACATTAAATCCCGCTCTTTTTCTTATAGACTGATTAATCGCATTACCAAAGTTTTTATATCCTTTTATTGCTTCGGTTTCTGTTTCTGTTAAATCACTCATTTTGTTAATTGTGTTTTCTTTGTTAGTAACACCTTTTAAAGATTTCCATTCTGCATATGTTGTATTGGGAACTAATACAGTTTTGCCTTGTGCATCCCTTGTGGCCCTTAACTTAGGACTTAAACCATCCACCTCGTAACGAATTGCACACCTACAATTAATATCATCTGCTGCAAGTCCTAGACTACCCGGCGCTAATCCATAACCACCTATAGAAGAAGTAAAGTTTTCTTTTACTCCTATTTTTACACCATCTAGTGATTGATGGGAGTTTCTTGTTTTAGCATCTAATGTGGCATCCCATACTTTCAACATGTTAATGCCTAATTCATCTGCCCTAATTCCAGCATCTAACCGAGATTGATTTAATATTCTATGTGTTTCTGTTTGTGCCACTCTAATAGCTTTACTTGCATCACCATCAAATCTACCTTTGATTCTTTTGGCTATCTTACCATAACCCTCACCTCTAATTAAACCCTGTGTTATTTCACTTTTAACATTAATAATAATATCGCTTCTGTGTTTCTCTAACCTCTCGGATAGTGTTAACCCACTTATTGGATTTTCAATAGCTGAGTTTATAGTGCCCATATTAACCATTACAAACTTAGAATTAACACTTGTTTCTGATTCTATTGCATAACTCGTACCTAAATAACTTTCATTATAAACACTCTTTAACAACTCTTTTGTATCCTTCCCATTAGCCTTATATACACTCGCTAGTTTATTACTAACCTCGTCATTAAGCGCCTTTAAACGGTTATATTTAGCCATTCCGCTATATGTTAAAGTGCCATCTTTTGAATACTTTTCGTAATACATTGCTAAACTGCTTCTAGTTTCATTCAATGCCCTAGAAAACTCTTTTATAATTTCTTTCTGTGTGTTTTTACTCATTTTTTCTATTGCTATATCTGTAGCGGAGAGTTTACTATTTAGTGACATTTGTTATCACCCTCTTTATTTGGAATACTAAACTTTTTCATATCTTTTATTAAATATATCTGCTTTGCATGGATAAAACTTTCTATTGTCTGTTGGAAAAGGTTCTTTAATAACATAATCCCCCATATCCGCTTTCATTTCTCCCGCTTTAGTTTTAATAATCAAATCTCCTACTTGACAACCTCCATTAACTAAATCAATTCTAAAAGCTTCACCCTCTAAGGTAACTCTTTGGTTTTCGCTTTCTGTTAAGAAATCAAACATTTCATTCTGATTTTTACCAGTCCAACATAGGAAATCTATTACTATTTCTCTGCTTTTAGCTTTCATATTTTCCCCTCACTTTTATAAATTTGTATCAACATTATTTAAATCTACTGTTGTAGTTCCTTGTTCTTCTGCTATAGTGTCCATTTCATATGGTACATCCTCAACAAATGGTAATAAGCTTAATATCGTCCTGTCTGATACAATACCTTTAAATTTCGTTGCTACATCACCTAAATAAGAGAGGTCTACCGGTATACTTCTTTTAAACGTAAAAAATACATCTAAATAATTTAATTCAATCCCTTTAGTATTCCAACTTGAAGATATAACTTTGAACATACTTCTCAATCCTGTTGTAAATTTACGTTCTTTTGTAATAGCCTTAAATTCTAGTGATAATAATTTCCATTTCCTGCTCTCACCACTTTGTGAAGCACCCGAGAAACTTTCGTCGCTCATATCTACGCTTGAACTAAATTTATATATATTTTGATTCAATGTTTTTTTATGATTTTCAAGAAATACATCATTAATCTGTTTAGTAATGAAATCTACATCAGCGCCCTCTGGCAAACTAAATGCACCTGTATTCTTTGCTTGTTCTTTTGTATCTGCATCTATCTCGCAACCTTTAAACTTCATATAAGCAAGCCTAAATTCCTCTAGTTCATTTTGACTATCGCTAATAAGATTATCATAACTATCAATAAGATTTTCTACTTTATCAAAATCGCCCTGTTCTTCATCGTTATTTAAAAATTCTATTATAGGCATATAAGAGAATAAATGTGCTTGTGTATCTATTTCTGTATAATCACCCTCGCCATTATTACTATATGTTGTCCAGTTTAATTTATCGTAAAATTCTACGTTATTGACTTCTTTACCCTCTACATTAAATGTATTATAAATACGAAATGCGTATACTATATCATTTCTATTGTCCTTTAACACAATAACATCCCAAGGATTAAGATTGATAACTCTTTCAAAACCATCTGTGTCTATATAGCACAGCCGATAAGTTTTCCCACATATAGCTTGAAGTTTTCCTGTCTCACTATCCAAATCACTAACATTATTCATCAATCCAAATTCGCTTAGTTTTAAATTAAGTTCTTTAAACTTGTTTTCTTGATACATATTTTTATCGACTTGATATGCAATAGGCTTACCGAATACATAGCCGGTAGATTCTAAAACAATTGTACCTCTATAGTCATTATTAATTTTATTATTAACTTTTGTAGCATCATCAAACTCTCTATCTTGTATTTTTAATTCATCCGCTTTGAATTGACTATATTTCTTTTTTAAATCAGTGCTAACGATAGCGAAATCTTCTAATAACTCTTTTAACATTTCAGAGTTCATCACTTGACCAGCTTTTAATTGTGCCAATATTTTACTTTGTATGTCTGTCACTTAATCACCCCTTTTCTTTTGCATATATTAATTACTCATTAAAAATCCTTCATCCTTGAAACTATCTGCTACAAGTTCATAATAAGAATCAACTTTCATATTAGGTTTGTTTAAAAACTTTTGTAAACTTTCCTCATTTTCAGCAACTACTATATGTCTTTCGTTCTTTTCCATAACAAAATAATATTTCATATTAACACTCCTTAATTTTTATTTTTCTAATAGATTTAAAATAATTATTCACAAATAATATTTAATTTTCTATCCCATTGAAATAACTTTTCTATTTTTTTTTAGTAAGTTGTCTATTTATATGTCCGTTAACTTCACAGAAATCATTTTCTCTTTGTAAAAGTTTTCTAGCATACTCGTCGTAATAAATTACATTCCCCATTATTTTCACCCCTTTTATCATTTCTAATTGAGAATACCACCCTAAAAACTACATATATGCAATTAAATTCTTACCCAACGGTGGGAGAAGTTAACTAAACCCTTTAAAATAGCCATTCTATATTTTATAAAAACGTCGTGAAACCCACATTTCTCGACATTTACAGTTTGTTAACATTAAATAATCGTTGTTGCAGTGTAGCAAGCACTAGCTACCATTTTCTTTAACTGCGACAATTCTTTCATTCGCTATATTAAAATAGCCTGTATCAAGTTCAAACCCTATAAATCTACGGTTTGTATTAATACAAGCTATCGAAGTCGTTCCACTACCTATAAATGGATCTAAAACTATATCATTTTCTTTGCTGCTAATTTGTATCATGCTATTATATACATCAATACTCTTTTGAGCAGGATGGACTAACTTAGAATTATGTTCTATTGCTTTGCACCAATCCCAATAAGCCGGTAATCTATTAACATATGGTGGAGCGTTAAATCTTTTATCATTTCTATAGCTTTCAGATGTTTTTTTTAGTTTCGTATTCTCAAATTTTTTTCTACCTTTATTGAAATACATGATTAATTCAAACCTTGTAACAAAACTAGCTTGTAAATCTCCACATTTGCTATTAGTAGGTACAATTATTAAATTTTTAAACTTGAAGCCATTTTTTATAAAAGCATTATACATTTGAGGGTATACATCTGCCCTTGTAAAACAATACAACGCTGAATCATCCTTTAATACTCGATAACTCTCATTTGCGAAATCTTGAAACCAATCTAAGTTATCGTCATTTTTTATTTTATCAAATTTATCTTTTTTAAAATTGCTTCGATAGTTTATTCCAAAAGGTGGATCGGTAGAAATTAAGTCAATACTATTATTGTCAATCTGCCTCATACCTTTTGATTGGTCTATATTATAAATCTTATCAAGTTCCAATTAATCACCTCATTTTAATATAATGACTTCGCAGCTTTTACTTTTGTAGACTTATTAACATCTTCTAGTGCATACCTTAAAGCATCTAAAATATGATTATCTCTATCTACTGGAATAGGTAATACATTTCCGTTCTTGTCCTCTTTCCACTTATATTTACTAAATTCTGCTTTTGTATTAGTGCATCTTGGATGAATTATTATTTCTAAACCTTGTAAAAACTTAATACCATATTCAATGGACCCGGGACCTTTCTTTGCACTTACTGCATTAACTCTTAATCGTCTAAAGTCTGCCACACTCTTAGGCTCTGCGCTATCACACACAACCCTTTCCCTATTAATGATGTTTAGTACCATTGGTGCTGATTCTTCATTTAATAAGCCTGTAGCTTCTATTTCATTGCATATATAAAGCCTGTTCCTCGTCTTATCGTAGTGGCTTCTTATAAATGCAAAAGGATCAGCGCCGAAGCCCCAATCAAGTCCGTTCTTGTAATTATCAAAGGTTGCTTCTATGTCTGTGAAATCTTCTACTCTCCAATTCTTGAATATTACTGCCCCTAATACACCCCAACAACCCATTGTGTAGACGGAATAGTAATATAAGTCGGTTTCATTCTCTAATGCGTTTACATCATCCTGTGTGAGGAATGCATTGTCTTTGTATATGGTCTTTAGTATGCTTGTATCATTCTTCTCTACATATTGTTTATCATCTTCCCATATGTCAAAGTAATTAGTATATATCCAGTGATCCTTAAGTATAGGATTGAAGCTTAATGTCATTCTCTTTTTAAATTTACTGCGACCTCTTAACCTTTTGTCTAACTGCTTAATAGACTTATACTCGCATTCTGTTGCTTCTTCGACCCAAATATCAGTTACAACGCCACTGATTGGCGTAATACTCTTAATTTTTTCTACATCATCAAGCCCAGCGAATAGTATTTGCTTATTATTTAAAGTACAAGTAATTATTAAATCAGTTTTATTAATAGTAAAATACTCACTTAATTTAAATGCACTTATAGCTTTTGTTATTTCATTAAGGCATGACCTTTTTATAGTAGCTTGAACGTTTCTGACTACTAAGTAGTTACGTCCGTTTATAACGTCTAATATAGTCCTCTGTGCTAGACTATAGGACTTTCCACTACTGGACCCACCATAGTAAATTTGATACCTATTTTGATTCTTTAGCTGATATTTTAAATAAATCTTATTAAATACTTTGGAATTTATATCTAAGTTAATCAATATCCTCACCATCTATTTTAATAGAAATATTAGTATTAACATTTTCACTCTCTATTTTTTCAGTAAAGAGTTTTAAATGCTTACCCAACAACTCCAATGAAGCCTTTGCACCATTAGCATCAAATATTGTCTTTTCAATGATTTCATATTCATCATCTTTATTTTTATGAGAGAACCTCACAGGCTTTCTGCCAAGACATTTATCTTTAAGTTCTAGTAAGTCCTTTAATACCATATCAGAGGTTACACCATTATCTAAGGCTCTCTGTGCTAGTCTCTGTTCTATTATAGTCTTTACCTTATCATTTCTTAACAGGCGAGAAGCCATTACTGCTGCTACATCATCATTCTTTGTAACATACCCAGCCTTATTATAACTCGTGGTAGCATTAAGACTAATCATATAATATTGAATAAATAACTCTTGTTTGTTTGTTAGCTTCATAGCCTTAATCCTCCTTTATTATTTATGTAGTGTTCTTATTTCTCTATGTATAATTCTACCTCTAGCTTTTCTAGCTTCGCATTCTTTATTTTGTTCCTTGACCGTATTATATTTTTCACAACACATACAACAGTTATGACACTTATCTGCATTCTTCATATCTTCTAATTCCCTCTTGACCATATTAATAAGTTTTATTTTAACCACTCCTATCTATCTAATTTATAAATAACAATGTGAATACTAATGCTAAACTTAATAATGCATTAATAGCTGGTAATATCATATCTTTGTTTCTTTGAAATATATTCATATCATCACTCCTATTTATATCTATTGTGTATCAGAATAAGCTTTAAACTGTTTATACATGTCTTTCCAATACCAAATATAATACTTTATAAACTTTTTCATAATACAACTCCTCATTTTTTTTTAAAAAATCTTTTAAGTGAATAAACCTCTGAATTAAAGCTAAACTTACCTACTTTTATATTAATTGTTATGCCATTCCATATTAAAATAAGCAATATTAAATACAATATAATGTTTATAATATTTATCACCTCTATATAATGTAATAGGTAAAACCATGTACAACATTACTCTTGTCCTCTAGTATGTTATTATTTGTTTACTTACGTGAGGAAACTTATACTCACCTATTACAATTAGTTATGTAACGTAAAAAAGAACCTAAGCTATTGTAAAGCCAAAGTTCTTTTATATGTGTGATATGGGGGACATATCAATTTTAATCTTTAGTAATATGTTAGAAGGATTTTCGTCAACTTCTATATTAGTATTATAACATTAAAAAGCGGACATCATGTGGACATCTTTTCCAATATCCTTCTAACTTGCCTTGTGCTATAATTTAACTCCTCTGCTACCCTTACTAGTGTTTTATTTTCTATTTCTCTTTTGTATATTACTTTGTACTCAATACCATCTAATCTTTTAAGTTTATCATTTATTTTAATTTTAGTAGCAATCATGCCTTTTAATAGTTCATCCTCTAAAAATAGCAAATTATCTAGTCTGTTAATACTATCAGCTAATCTATCTATACTCATATAATTATGTGAAGCTTTTGGCATATCCGAATATTGCATAGCTTGTATTTCTTGTGGAGCGCCTAATAACTTCATTAATGATTTACGTTGTCCTAAATATCCATTTATTCTGATTTCAGCAACTTCTATTTCTGTACATAAGTCTTTAAAGTTCTCTATAGAGTACATCTTATCCCCCTATCTAAATGTTATTATTAAATTATCAATATAATCTTCTAATCCACATTTTTTACATATTAATTGTTCTTCTTTAGATTCTTCGTGTAGCAAATAACTATGTTCCTCTACATTTATAATATCAAGTTTTTTTCTTTCAAATTCAGTAGAACCACAACAAACACAACTTAATATTAATTTCATTTTATCCCCCCATTCTAATCTTTTTCTGTTTCTTTGCTTTTGCTACTGCATAACTAAAAAACTCATCATCACTTTTTTTTAGTTCCTCTCTATGTTTCTGTTGTATTTCCAAAAACATAATTTTTGCTAGTTCAGTCCAGTTCTTTTTCTCTATTGCTTCATCTGCGGTCATATCTATCACTCCCTATCAATAAACAAGTCATAATGCTACCGATTGCTAGTACCAAAATAGTTAAAAATAGTCTCATATTATTTCTGTTACTGCGATTGCAATTATTATTATCATAAATGTAGCTGCGAGTGCATCCGAATAGGTTTCAATTCTTTTAACTAATTTAAAGAAAGCTAATCCTAATAACCAAGCCCCAATTATTAATCCTACTTGATACATTGTGTAACCTCTCTAAAGTCTTTCTTAGCTGCACTGTCCATATTCTCTAACATCTTACCCACATCTTTGAAACTCTTTCCTGTTGCCCTTGTAAGGCTCATTTGTGATAGTAATCTTTTAATAATGTTCATTGTTTACCTCCTAACTCGAGTTTTAGTAATGCTTTATCTAATATTTGCTGAAATTTTTTATCAGTTAAATTTTCTCTTGCAATATCCATGAATATAATACCTAAATGCTTCATTCTTGTTTCTTTTTCATTTCTTTTTATTTCACCGTTTATTTTTCTTTCTGCCATATTCAATTCGCTTTGTTTTTTCTTTTCGTTGCGTCTTGCTATTATCAAATCTGTATCTAATTGTCTTTTTTGAATTTTTTTTATACCTAACGCGTAGTTTGCTTTTTTGTACCATTCTCCGTCTGAATATTCACCTTTTGCTTTAGCATTGTATTTAGCTTCTCCTAATTGCATTTCTATTTTTAATATATCAGTACTTAAAGCCAGTAAATTTTCTTCCATTTCTAATAATGTTTCCATAATATCCCCCTTAATTTTTAATATAATGTTTTACCATTTTTATAACATACATTGCAAACTTCTTTAAACCCCGTGCATTTCATATCAGCATCTTTACATTTTGTATCTGATATAGGTGTAATTATAAATTCCTTGCACTCTTGGCATACTCTTATAAATAATTCTTCTTTTATACTCCCCATAATCTGCTCATTTCCGCTATCTCTTTAGGTGAAATAGTTTCTATATTTAATTCCTTACACTGGGTAACTATTTCATTTAAAAGTAAATTCATTTCCAACCCGTTATATACGCTACTTCCGTAATATGATATTACATTCTTGTATCCATCTAATTTACTATCTTTGAGTATTTCAGAGAAGAACCCTAGTCCTTTACTATTCCATACCTCAATCCACCTATCTGTGGCTTCATTTTTTATAGGTACTATTTCAAACTGTCCCACATCTTTTATAAATTTTTGGTATACGAGTTCTTTTGTAGAATTAATTTTCTCTGCAATCTTTTGACATAATACAAAACAATACGCATTGCTATCAAGGGACCTTTTAACTCTATATTGTTTAATATCTGCAACTAACATTTTGCCTTTTGATATTATTTCTTTTAACTCATCTATATTGATGTTGCCTTTAGCCTTTAAGACTATTTCAGCTTCTTTGTTTTCGTCATACTGGAGCCTTATATTATTAACCACTATTTTCACTAGTCAACCACCTCCATGCAATCACAGAAGTCATTTACTATTTTATTTTGTCTTTCCTTGCTTATCCTTTTATCTTCTAAAGCACTTCGTAAACTCTTTTCTAGCTTTGCATCTAGTTCATTACAATATTGTCTGTTGAGTTCATTAACTACTATTTTGAATGTTATTTTATTTATCATTTTTAGCCTTCTTACGTTTTGCCCTAGCTTTTATAACATCATCATATTCTAGCCATTGTCCGCCACTCCACACTAACCACGTAAGCACATTCTCATATGTTGCATTGAATATTTTACGTTTTAATTTGGATTCAGGAGTTGCCATTCCTTTAATATCTATGATTTCAATATCTCCGTTAAGGTGATAAATAGTAAAATCGGCTTTCAATTCAATAGCTCTATATCTTATACCCATTTTTATAAATTTAGGTTGTAGTATAAACCTAGGTTGTAATTCAAAATTAATTATTAATCCCATTGATTTGTCCATTTTTAATTTGTCATAAAATTTTGCTTCGACCTTGCTATCAAAACGATAACCATCAACAGTTATCTTCTCATTCTTGTATTTAGCCACCTTATATCCCCCTTTTAAAACAATCTGCCACCCATTAACCGCCTGCAAAGTTGTTCTGTGTTATAGCCTAAACTATATAATGTCAATTTCTTTAGTATCAAGTCTATTTCTTCACCATTACACTCTAGACTAGTTTGTATTTCCTCTTTGCTATAAAATTCATTTGAAAACATAGTCTGTAGTCTAGTCTGTAGTTGTTGTTTTAGTTTTAAGTCTAGTTTTTTATTGTGGTGTACTCCATTAGGTGCTGACCGGTGACACTCTTGGCATAACTGGACTAGATTAATATTAATCTTCTTCATATGTGGAGCCTGCGACCTCAAAATAACATGATGCAATTCCACATATCCGCATCTCCCACAATTGCAGCACTCACCGCCTGGCATTTAATACCCCTCTTTCTGTCTCAGATGATTAATAAGATTCTTTTCAAGGTAAGCTTTTTCTATTTCCTCTACCGTAAAACCAAGCGTATTGCCAATACTAAAGACAAAATGTAGTATATCTGCATATTCATCAAGTAAACGTTCTTTACTCTCGCTTGGCTTATCTGACCAATATTTAAAGCACCTTGTAGCGTTTGCGAACTCCCCAACTTCCACAAACAAAGCGGTTATTCTATCATTTAAGAACGATTTATCATTATGGTGTATGTCATACATTTCATCACCTATAGTGTTAAAGTTGCTATCTACTATAACTTTATCTAATTTATTTTGTAATTTGTAAAACTCTTTTAATTCCATGTTACCCCCCCCTCCTGTGTATAAAACTGTGTATAACTTAACTTTCCGTTAAACTCTAATCCGAAAAAACAATCTCCGAACTTCTTAAATCCGTTATACAACATTCACACAACTCTTTACCCTTAAACCTTGTCATATCCTCTTGAACATCTCCACAAATTGTACAACCACGCTTGTACTTCTTTAAGATAATATTTTCTCCCTCTGTATATATTTCCATTGGTGTTCCTTCTGGTAAATTAAGTGTATCCCTTAATTCTTTTGCAATCACGATTCTTCCTAGTGTATCAATTTTACGAACTATGCCACAATTACGCATTATTAATTCCCCCTCTTTATGTATAAATATAAGTAACAAGATTTATATTTCTCATTACTTATATTATACCATAATTTAACGTTTAGTTAAAGACTTTCTTTGAATGTTTTTATTTGCCTAAAAAGGAATGTCCGAAGAATCTATTTCAGTTGCTTCATTATTGGAACTTTCCTTTTCCCGTGAAGCTTCTTGATGATTCTCTTTACCGCCTATCATTTCTACATTACTGATAAATATATCTGTTGTATGCTTTTTAACTCCCTGTTTATCCTCATAAGATCCAAGTTGTAAACTACCCTCACATATCACCTTAGTACCTTTTGTTAAGTACTGCGCTAACTTCTCCGCTCTCTCTCCAAACATTACACAATTAAACCAGTTAGTACCATCATCCTTTTTATATCCTTTACTAACGGCTACACTCCACTTTAATATAGCCTTTCCTGTGTTCTTTGCCATTGTAAGTTCTGAATCGCGTCCTAAATTTCCCGAAAATATTATTTTATTAATAATAAACAACCCCTTTTTATTTTAAATTTTATATGAGGATTAACTAATCCCTTCAAACCACTTCATGTAATACAATATCCACATCTTTGACATTGCCTACCATTTTCAATAACTGCCCCACACTGTGGACATACCATTATAAAACCTCCCTTTTGCATCGTCTACCGTTCTTTCTAGGATTCCATATATAATTACCCACCGTATGTTTATCTAGTCCATATGCAACTCCCACCTGTCTTAGTGTTAACCCCTCATTATATAATTCATTTAACCCCTGTGCTATTTTAATCGTTACTTTCATTTCATCCCATCCCATACTTTAAATATCATCAAATACTATAGGTATCAACGTTTTAAGTTCTTCCAATAAAGGTATCGTTAATTCCCTCATTTGTGGATGTGCTACGCTTTCAGTTCTAAGTTTGAAAAAATGTCGCCATTCTCTTAAATTCATAGTTACTACTATTTCAGTTTTTAAAGAAGTTGGTAATATGCTCCTAGCTTCTTCTGGCTTTGCTCCCACTTCTAACAAATGGAAATATGATTTTTCAGATAAGTGGCAAGCATTTTCCCATAATTCATATCCATACGTCCCTTCCCCCCAAAATATAGGCTCTATTACTGTTATTTCATTGCTAAATTTATCTTTAGTGTAATTGCAATACCTTGTACTTTCCTGTCCAAATGAAGCTAATCTATGCCTTACAATCTCATGGCTTATCCCTCTATCACAAATAAATCTTACAGATAAACTATTATGTTCAATCATTGCTTCATGTCCTTGTTTTATTAGATTAATTACAAATTTAATAGCAGATTTATCAGTTATTTTATTTTCTGATTTATAACAAGTTCTACCTACCTTTTCTATTTGCTTTAATAATTCTAATCCATTAATTTCAGATTCAATTATATATGATGCTTTAATTTTATTCATGCTACTACCTCCCTCCTGCCTCTACCTTTTGTTTTTATCTTATGTCTAATCATAAAGGCTCCTATCGTTGCTTGGCTTACGTTGTACATTGTGCCTATTTCTTTCATAGTTAAATTATCATTCAAATATAAATCTTCTATTTTATCTCTCTCATTATCTTTTATAGCAAAATTATCTTCTATTACATCTCTAGTTGCTATTTTTTCAGAAGCTCCCATGATTTTTAATGCTTTATCCCTTGTTAGTTTTATATTTAATACACATGCAGCCAGTGCTGCAAAATTAAGATCAATCCCCTCCATCATATCCCCCTCTGTTGCATGTCATATTTGTATTGTGACGTAAACTATATAAAAAATACCATACTATTCACTTCTGAATAATACGGTATTAACTGTTTTATTTATTAAATTATTATTTATTTTCGTATATGTTTCCTATAATTTCTATTTCATCATTTTCACTTAAAGTGTATAAATGTTCTCCTCTGTCTATATTTATTTTAAATCCATATAAACTAAAACATATTACTCCATTATTCATTTTTACTTTTTTAAGTTGATTATCAAATCTGCTGACAAATAAGTGAGTACCTTTTATAATATCACCGTCATATATTTCTTTATCATTCTTATCTTTTAAGCCTGTATACTGCATGATTTCAAATCTATCTTCATTTATAAATTCCCATCTATCTTCTTTGATACTTGCATCAAGTCTAAATACTCCAATGCTTGTTATTTTCAATGGTATAAACTCCTGCTCATGGATTATCATTCTTTTATCTTCCTTATCCCAAGCTCTAAATTTATATTCTCTCATAACATCACCCTTTCATAATATATTATGATAATTATATACCGTATTATTCAGTTTTCAAAGAACTTTTGTAATTTAAATTACTTCACACTTTAATCATAATGAGTACTATTTCATTAATTTACTCCACATCTTCAAACCCTCTATAGTTGCAATCAACCCATTTCTTTTACAATATTTTAAATATCTACGTCTACTTGAATTACTCATATTATTAACCTCCATGTGTGATATAATATAAGTAGGCAACTAGTTCACACAATGTCTTGTTACCTACTATTTAGTTATTTAGTACCTTTTGCAGAGGTACTATTTTAGTTTACTTGACAACAATCCTCTTGCACTCTATCCTCTAATTCTTCTATCAATTCATTAGATGTTCCTAAATCACTTTCTAGTGTCAAGCATCTATCTTCTAAATTTGTATAAGTTTCTTTGTGTAACCTTGTATCTAATTCATTAAACAACCTCTCCGCCTGTTCTGTAGATAATCCTAATAAATCTTTACCCATTACATTTCCCCCTTATCAATAGCTTTATATTTATAATTATTATCTTTTAAAAACTGACTAAGTGCTTTTACTTCTGCTATAGTTGCGTTCTCTACTCTCATATCAATAAAATATAATTTTTCTGTAGTAGGCTCTAAGTCTACATTTCTAGCCATTTCCCTCAATTTTGCTTCTTGTTCAAGTTTTTCGGTAGCTTTGTTTTTTTCAAGTTCCTCTTTGTGTTTTTCAATTGCTTCATTTTCTTCTATTACTTTTAATTTCATTTTTTCAACATATTCAGCTTCTTCTTTTGCAATCCTTATATTTCTTTCTTCAACTCTAGTTTTTTCTGCTGCTTCTTGTTCTGCTTTTGCTATTCTCTCTAGCACTTCTTTTTCTGCTTTTAACTTTCTATCCTCAATTGCTTTTAACTCATTAGCCTTTATTCTCTCTGCTCTTGCGTTTATATTTGCTATTACATTAACTGCTGGATTAAGTTCGATTTCTGTTTTAAAATCTTCAAGTAATATCTTTGCATCTATGCCCTTATTAACCGTTTCAATAGTATTTTTAATTATTTGTAGGTTATCAGCTTCTTGTTGTTGCTCTTGTTGTAATAGTAAGGCTCTTTGTTCTATGTCCTCTTTAATCTTCTTAACGCTCATATTAACGTTTGTATATTCGCTTGATACAATTAGTTGACTACCATACTTATCGTTTAACAGGAGGTCTGTGGTGAGTTTGTTGATGTGTTCCTGTGCTATTTCTCTTTTAACTTCTCTTACTTTATCATCAAATATTAAAATTGATTCTTTTATAGGAGTTTCTACATCTACTACTAACCCTATAAGTTCCTTACACTGTCCCTCAAACTTTGTAACTGGAATTAACATTTCTTTCTTAATATCTTTTCTATAAGTATCTAAATCTTTTTTAGTGCTAGAGAGTTCCTTTTGCATTACCTTGCAGTCTTTTAAATTTTCTTCTGTAACAACTAAATTTCTGTATTTTTCTGAACCGCTTATTAATGAAGCTTTTACTTCTTCAAAATTAATCTGCACTATCGGAAGTTGCTTTTCTAATTTTATATCTATCATTAAATAATTCCCTCCAATTCTGAAACTTTATGATCCGGTTTTAAATTTAATTTGTCTGTTGCTGCTTTCCAGTTAGTAAAATTCATTTGACTATATTTTGTAATATTGTAAGCTGCACATATATGAACTTCCTTTACACCTTTCTTCTCTGCTAGTTTTTTTAAACTTTCAATTTTGTTTTTATCAATTGTAGGATTATTTTCTACAGGCTTATCATATTTACTAGAATCTTTATCCCAATATATATCTGCCCCAACTCCTAAAGCTTTACAACTTACGGAAATCGCATCCGTTAAAGCCATCTTAAAACATTCATCGCTTGTAAATAATCCATTTTTTTCACTTGCTACAAAAGAACTACCGCCAGTTCCAGGAATTGCATCCGACCACTCACCATCAACCTTTATAAATAATTCTATATTTACAAATGCCGATATTTCTTCTTTTCCACCTTTTTCAAGCCATTGTTTAGTAATTGAATATTTCCAACCTATACCACATACCCCGAATTGTTCAGTTAACGTTTTAATCCTCCACATTGGGTTTATATCAGTTTTTCCACTCATTCTGCCGCCCTTAATTTCTTTCTGTGCTTCTTCAGGTACTTCCCTTGAATTGTTATATATTTTTAGGTTATCCATTTACAATCCCCCTCTACTCATATCTTGTTGTACTTCTCTTTCCTGTTGCTCTGTTTTATTAAAACGTTCCTGTTCCTTTTCTTCTAATTCCTCTTTCATTTCCTGTATTGTTTTAACTCTGTAATTTAATATCACGTTTTTTCCTCCCTTTAGGATAATTAGACGGCAAAAGTGATTCTTCAATATTCCATCCTGTTTTTAGCCTATAATATATAACTGCCGGTCGAATATCAAACTCTACTGCAAGCATATTAATTGATACAATACTTCCTTTATATTCAACAGTTCTCGTATTTCTTCTGTTATTAGATTGTTCTAAATTGGTTTTCCATGTACAATTTTTCTTGCTGTAATTTTCATTTACATCATTTCTTTCTAAAGTAGTTTCTTTTTTACCGTACTCCTCTATATGTTTCAAATAACTTTCGTACATGTCATTTTCAAAATTTGTAAAAAGTACCCACGAGAGTTCAATTCCAATACCTCTACCTCCGTAGTTCTTATAAGCAGCACATGATGGAACTAAGCATCTCCTGTTCATACTAGACCATGCCTTTTTAAATTTTTCATCTATTGAACTACACCTTGTCACCTGCAACCCTCCTATAACATTTTTAAATTGATTTTTAAAAGTTTTATTAAAAGTTTGCTTTGCTCAAGACTTGGATTTGCGTTTCCGTTTTCTAGTTTTGAATAGAAGCTTTGTTTAACTCCTATGTAAGTTGCAGTTTCTGATTGTGATAAATATTTTCCTAATCTTGCCATTCTTAATTCCTCTCTTTTCATGTTTTGCACCTCCCTGGATTAATTGGTATGTTTTATCTTATTCGGTATAATTATATTATATTCTACCTTACGTTGAATTGCAACCCTTTTTATAAATATATTTTTCGTAACGTTGAATTGTTGTTCTCGTTATAAGAACATGTCGTTAATTATTCATTAAAACAATAAAAAACTGTATCAAAAGTTTAACATTTGGTTATACTAATAGTAGAATAATTTATAAATGTGTCGTGGGGGTATATGAAAAATGGAAAATATCAACGAAAAAGATTTAGAATTTAGAAAGGTTTTTGCTAACCGTTTAAAGATGTTACGTACCGATAGAAAATTGACTTTGAAAGAACTTGCAGCAGCTTTGCAGCAAAAGTATGAAATTGAAATAACATATGGATCAATAAGCAATTATGAGCGTTACTTTCGTATTCCAGATTTAAGAATATTGACTTTTATATCTAATTTCTTTGATGTAACAAATGATTATCTTCTAGGAGTTACGGACGTTAAGAACGCTAAGATTTTACAAACTTCTATATATGATGATAATAATACAAAACACGACGTTAAAATAGCCGTAGATAAAGATTCCAAACTAGCAGATATGCCACTTAAAGATGTGGTTAAACTTGTAAAGGAACTTCAAGATTTAGGAATAGACTTCAATACAATTAAAAAATAATGTCGAATAACCTCACAATTTTGGGGTTATTTTCTTTGTGAACTTTACCTTTATTACCCTTTATTACCCTTTATAAATGCTATAATATAATCAGATAGTAATTTATGAGGGGGATGCAAATAGTGGCTAATGATGCAATAACTAAAGAGGATATAAAAGATATTATTTATGTAGAAATAGACAATGTAAAGGTTTATGTTAGATAATACATAAAAGCACTTACCTATTAATTTAGATAAGTGCTTTTATTAAGTTGCGTCATGTTTTTGAAGTACGAAGTAACTAATTATATAGAGCTTCGATTTTAGGTATTAAATTTATAACGCTTCCACCATTTTTGCAATAACCATTAAATATCTCTACTAATGTGTCATGCTTAGATAAACATGTGCCATCATCATTTTCCGTTTTTTCTACATAACCATAAGTTCCACCCCAGTAAACACAACCATTTTTGCTACACCAATCACTTAAAGCCTTTTCTTTCAAAGCTATAATATCGTTAGGTTTCATGACTAAACCTTTTACTGCTAAATCTATTGAATCTGAAATAGTATCACTTGTTTCTTTACTAAAACTTGGTAAAAACATAATAATTTCCTCCTTATTTTTTTGTTGCGTACTTTAATCATATTACACATTATCAATTTTCTCCTTATCCCTCTATTAATTCATACTCACTAATTTCTTTCTCTGTTAATTTCCTATCATATTCCGCATATCCCCAGGCACCACAACCTATTGCAACTATAAATATTTTAATTCCGTAATCATGTATATTGATAGTTTTCTTAGGCTGACAAAATGGACCTGGACCTCTCTGTGTTAAATAGTATCTATAATTCATTTAATACCCTCCCTATTCTACCTATTTAATTTTAAAGCGTCTGTGTGTTGCTATATAGCTTGTGTGTTGTTGATTCGTATATCTTTAATACCTCTGTGTATTCCATTGAGCATAATTCATGTACTAATGATATTTTAATTTCAGTATTATTTATGTTTTCATTTTTAATTCTATCTTCTACTATAAATTTAATCATATCAAGTCTATACATTTTAATACCCTCCTACTTCTATAAATTATTTATATATCCCACTTATCCCCGCAACCCATACATACTGCCCTAGTCTTTGTTTTTACCTTGCCTTTTCTCTTACCTATTAATAGCCACAAACCTGCTGTACAACATATTAATATAAATCTACCTATTCCCCATAAGATGCCCTTGCCACTCGTACTAGAGTTACCTTGCACCACTTGAATGTTTTCACTACCACATTTTTTACAATTCATTATTTTTCCCCCTCATATTCTTTGAATTTATTTAACCATTTTTCTTTAACCGGATTGATAGCACCATCTATTTCATCTTGATATATTGATTTTGAAACACTCCCAGCTTTACCGTTCATTGAAACATACTTTTTACAATTACAAGTACCACCATCACAAGCCATTATACTGTACCAAAAACAATCATTCATTATTAATTCCCCCTATTTTAAAAATTATTTTAATCTTCTATAATCAATATTACTACCGGTCCCTCTCCTTTTATAAAATCTCCTACACTACCTGGTTGTGGAATAATGTCTAAACTGAAAGCATCGTATGGATTTATCATAATTGATTTAAACTTTCTTCTTTTTAATTCTTCCACTATGTCCTCTGTACTATATTCATTCAATACCATTATTAATTCCCCCTATTTTTTATTTAAACAGGTCGTTTCAAACAACCTGTTTTATGATTTATTTATTTCTAGAAAATGCTTTTATAAAATTCATGTTATGTCTATTTTTTCGGTGCTTATATTTTAATATCTCTTTTTCAATTAACCATAATACTTTGCTTTCATGCCATATAGTATTTGTTTTTTCTCCACATATTTTACATTCTAAAATACTACAATAGGTTTTCACTTAATATCCCTCCGCACTTTGAGTAGGTATTATTTTTTATCTTTTTTATCCGTTTCAATATAAGCGACTATCAGTTTCTCAATTAATGCACTTTTATTTACTGATTCTATTTTGCATACTTCATTGAATTTTTTAACAATTTCATTGTCTACACTAAAACTTGTTGAAATTCTATGTACGCCTTTACTTCCACCTTTAAATCCTCCATCTGAAACTCCCACACATAAATGAATGGGGTTCTTGAATACTAAATAACTTCTTTTATACTCTCATTTATAATGAAAACTATAAATTACAACATATAAAAACTAATTATTTTCTTCAAGAATTTCACTATCAAGCATCACAATTGACACATTAACGATAGTATATGGCTCGTTTCAAAACTTAAGTATATTATATCGTACTAAAATAACCATGTCTAATGGTATATTTTAGTAGTGCTATCCATCCCACACCTAAAGAGAGTGGGCTTTCCGCACAAATATTGTAATTTTCCATGTTCACTCCTACTCATTATTCGTAGATTTTCAATCCTGTTGTCTGCATGATTAAGATTTATATGATGTACTA